GGCGCGTCCATCACGGAGTTTCTCGCGCAGCTGGGCTACCCCGCAGCATCGCTGCAGACGCCCATGCAGCCCCACATCGAGCGGTGGTGGGGCTACCTCAGCCGCGAGGCATCGTTCTACACACGCAGGGAGCGGCTCCAGAACGGGCGCATGGCCGAGGTCCGCGTGCGCAGCTGCTCGCCCGCCGACATGGTGGACACGGACATGGCGGCGCTGATCTACAACGAGCGCGCCGAGATCAGCGTTCCCGATGACGCTGAGGCGGACGCGTGGCTCAAGGAGTGGATGGAGAGGGTCGCATGGGCCGACCGGGCACCGCTTGCCATCAAGCGGATGTGCGACACGGGCACGGCCGCCTGGGCGCTCCATGTCCGCGGGATGCAGACGTTCGGGAGGTCCTCCGTGCTGGACGTGCGCCCCATGCGCTATGACGCCCGTTCCATCCTGCCCCTGGCCTGGGAGGCCGACGCGTGCAACGCCTGCGCGTTCATGGCCGAGGTCTGGGTGCGCGGACGGGCGCTCACGCAGGTGGAGGTGCACAGGCCCCAGGACAACGGCGACTACGAGATCATGTGCGCGTTCTTCGACGATGAGGGGAACCGCGTGCAGCCCGAGGGTTTCCTGGACGCGGACAAGTCCCTCAACACGAAGCAGCCGAACCCCACCTTCGCGCTCATCCGTCTGGCCGACGACAACCGCTACTGGGACTATTCGCCCATGGGCGTGGCGCTCTTCGACGGCAAGGAGGACGCGCTGGAGACGGTGGACCTGGCCTTCAATGCGCTGGGCGATGAGATCATCCTGGGGCGGAAGATGCTGGCGCTCCCTGAGGCGATGATGCAGAGGGACGATCAGGGAAACCTGGTCCTTCCCTGGGAGGAGAACCAGCGGTTCTTCCTCGCTACCGCCTCCACCACCTACAACGACAAGGCGGCCGTCTACGAATACAACCCGCAGCTGCGAAGCGAAGAGGACCGCCAGCTGCTCTCCACCGCCCTGCAGATGCTCGGCAAACGCATGGGCTTCGGCATGAAGTACTACGGGCTGGACTCCTCCGGCAGCATCACCACGGCCAAAGAGGTGGCCTCCGACAACGCGGAGCTCATGCGCACCGTGCGACGCCACGAGCACGTGATCGCGCCCGCCATAGGAACCCTCATGGCTGCGGCCGCAGGGATCTACCGCAACCACGCCCGCGGCGTGAAGCTCCCGGACATCACGGGCGCGGTGCAGGTGACCTTGGGCGATTCCATCATCCAGGACGACGATGCGCTGCGCGAGCGTGACCGAGCGGACGTGGCTGCAGGCCTCCTGGAGCCTTGGCGCTACATGGTGAGATGGCAAGGCTGTTCCGAAGAGGACGCCCGTGCATTCACAGGCGAGGGCACTGACACGGGCGTGCCGCTTGAGGCTTGATGGCGCTCTCCGAGAAGGACATAGACGCACTGGCCGAGCGCATCCTGCACGGCGCGCAGGAACGCTACGTCACCGAGCTCACGGAAACAGTCGAGCACAACCTGGCCGAACTGGCGAAGCGGGGCTGGACGGCGGCGGCCCTGGAGCAGCTGGCGCTCCTGGTGCCCGCAGCGGCGGCGCAGATCCTGGCGCAGCACCGCGACGCCGTGGGCGAGGAGGCGGCCTCCGAGGTCTCGGCGGCCCTGGAGGCTTCTGCAGCCGACGATGATGCCGTCCTGGCCGCCATCTACGGCGCGCAGGCGGCCGCTGAGGCCGCATCCCGATTCCCGATGGGTGCGACCTCGCATTTCAAGGAGATGGCGCTCCAGACGGCGCGAGGACTGGCCGACATCATCGGACGGCAGAACGTCATCCTGGCCGAGAGCGCGGCGCGCAGATGGTTCGAGGTGGCCGGAGAGGCCGTGACCTCCGCGAACCTGGGCCTCACGCCCTACGACAAGCTGCTGGCGGAGGCCACCGTGAAGCTCGCGGATGCGGGCATCGTCGCGGTGGAGTACGGCCACGGAGGCGCGCGCACGGTGACGAACATGGTGGACGTGGCCGTGCGCCGGCACATCGTGACGCAGGTCTCGCAAGCCTCCGGCCGCATGACGATGGCGCGGATGCGCGCCTATGGCCACAGGCTCGTGGTGACCTCCTCCCATTACGGCGCGCGCCCTTCGCACGCTGAGTGGCAGGGGCTGCCCTGCGCGATCGATGGAGGGGCCGTCGTGGACGGCGTCCGCTACCCCGACATCGTGGAGCTCACGGGCTATGGCACCGTGGGCGGCCTCAAGGGCGCGAACTGCAGGCACTCCATCAACCCCTATTTTCCCGGCATCACGGAGCTGCCGGCGCGGGAGTGGCCGGAGCACGAGGAGAAGTTCGGCTGCAGCTCAGAAGCCTACTATGAGGCGACCCAGCGCCAGCGGGAGCTGGAGCGCCGCATCCGCAAGACCAAGCGCGAGATAGCAGCGCTTGAGCGCAACGGCTTCGGGCTGGAGGACGCGACCTATGTCCAGAAGCGGCTGCTCCTGGGAAACCAGCAGAAGACGCCCCCGCGCTGGTGGGGACCGCGGGACCCAGAGCGGCAGTACGCCCGGGGGCTCGCGCGCTGGTGCGACGAGCGGAACCTGGTGCGCCAGTACGCCCGGGAGAAGGCCTACGGCGTGGCCACGCAACCGAGAGCGCTCACAGGGATGCTTTGGCGTACGAAGGAGCGGGGCATATCGCGAAAGAAGCTCGCAGCCGCAGGCACAGCCGTAGACCTCGATTACATCCGCTCGACCGCTTATCGGAAGAAGTTCAACGGGCTCACAGGCAACCGAGCCGCGGACGAGGAGATCCACCGCTGCGCCGTGGCGGCGCTCACGCACAGATCGGGCACCTATGGCGAGGACCTCCATCTCGTTTCGATCATGACGGGAGAATGCGCCGTCTCGCTGACATCGAGCAAGCAGCCTCTGACCGTGACGCCCACCAAATCCTTGCTCGAAGCGCTCAAAGAGCATCCCGAAGGCACGCTCTTCGGCGTTCACAACCACCCGAAAAGCTCCCCTCCTTCTGGCTCAGACTTCTCGGCCTCCAAGGCGCGGCGCTACGCCGGCGGCGTTGTCGCGCTGCACAATGGGGAGGTATACTTCTACAAACACGGACACACAGAATTCAGTGCGAGAGGGTTCGACGATGCCGTGCAGGCACGCATCGGGAAAGGGCTCTCAGAGGTTAAAGCCTACGAAGCTGTCCTTGCGGAGTATGCAGAAAGATTCGGGGTCCAGTGGAAAAAGCTGAGATGATACGGAACTTCAAGACCAACTGCCCTCAGTTGGAGCTTCCGGACGAGTGGTGGTTCGACCTCACCGATGAGCAGCGCGAGAACGCCGAGTCCGCTCCAGTGCCTTGGAAGCTCGGCATCATCCCTCCCGAGGAATACGATCGCCGCTTCCGGGAATAGCTCTCAACCCACCGGCATCAGCACAAGCCGTCCTCCAGGGCGGCTTTTTTCGTGCCCGAGTGACGCCTGGCGCACCATATCCTCCATCGCCCGAGCCGAGCGGAGAGGCTCACACCCGCCAGCCCTGAGCGGAGAGGGGCACCGTCAAGCGCGCAGAGAAGCGCGGACCAAACGCGATGGAGGAACAGATGGACCCAGAAGAGAACGGCACGCAGCAGGACCCGGCCGCCGGCACGGGTGGCGGAGAGGACAAGGGTGCCAAAGGCAGCCCGGACCTCAAGGCTGAGAACACGCGTCTGAACGAGGAGTTGAAGGTCTCCAACAAGCGAGTCGATGACCTGCAGGCGCAGCTCGAAACCCTGAACGGATCGCTCGCCAAGGCGCTCACCCAAGAGGACGTGGAGGCGGCCGTCAAGGACGCCCAAGAGGCGGCCGAAGAGGCGCACAAGGAAAGCGAAGAGGCCTGGGAGGCAGAGCGCAAGCGCCTCTCCGTGGAGAACGCGCTCATCGCCGCGGGCTGCACCGACACGATCGGATGCGTGGCGCACCTGGACATGGCCAAGATCGAGGTGGCGTCTGACGGCCACCTGAGCGGTCTGGATGTCGAAGCGCTCGCCAAGGACCATCCCCATCTGTTCAAGCAGGGCGGCAACACCGGCACCGTGGCCAGCGCGGCCGCACCCGGAGGGCCCGCCAAGAAGATGACCAAGGAAGAGATCATGAAGGAGACGGACCCGACCAAGCGCCGGCAGCTCATCTCCGAGAACATGGACCTCTTCGAGTAGAAAGGAACAAAGCCATGGCAGAGGCGAACCTCTCCACAGCGGCAGACTTCGCGAAGGTCTCCGCGATCGACTTCACCGCCCGTTTCGGGACCAACATCAACCAGCTGATGGAGCTGCTGGGGCTCACCCGCAAGATCGAGAAGCAGCCAGGCACCGTCGTCAAGACCTACAAGGTCGTGGGCGAGCTGGCCGACGGCGAGGTGGGCGAAGGCGAGACCATCCCGCTGTCCAAGTAAAACACCGAGGAGGGCCAGACCTTCGAGATGCAGCTGCGCAAGTACCGC